CAGTACACACCAATAGTGAAGGTGATCGTGTTTATCAAACAGTGCCTGTTAGATATGGTGATGTTAACCGTATGGCTGCTCATATTGTAAAGGAAAATAGTGAAAACACTATGAATAGTACTCCTTTTATAAGTTGTTATGTTACTGGATTAGAGACTGCACCACAAAGTAGAACTTATTCTCAATTTGAAGAAACTGTTCCAGTTTATGAAAAAAAATATAATGAAGTTACTGGAAGTTATGAAAATGAAGTAGGAAACGTATATAGTATTAAAAGACACCAACCAGTTCCTTATACACTTACTATGCAAGTTGATTTATGGACCAGTAATACTGAGCAAAAGCTACAAATATTAGAACAAATACTTGTATTATTTAATCCAACACTTAATATACACACGTCTGATAATCCATTAGATTGGAGTAGTTTAAGTTACGTTGAATTAATCAGTAGTACATGGAGCATGAGAACTATACCAAGTGGCATTGATGATATTATTGATATTAGTACACTAACATTTCAACTACCTATTTTAATTAATCCTCCAGCTAAAGTTTTAAAAAATACAGTTATACATACCATTATTGATAATATTGAAGATGTTACTAGTAGTGATTTAGATTCTATTAGAGCAGGCGGGAGTTATTCACCATTGTTTACTAGTTATAAAATTATAACTCTAGACAATTATAAAATGAAATTTTTAGTTGACAATGCAGGAAATGCCACAGCTCAGTTATTGAACAGAGACACTAGTGCAACAGACAATAATGCACAGATATTAAATTGGGTATCAATTTTTAAACCATATGGTGAATTCAGAGATAGTATAAGCCAAATTAGATTAAAACAAACTACTGACCCATCTAATACTGCTGATGATATAATTGGTAATATTGTTGTTAATACTGGAAATTCAAATCTACTTAACATTACATTAGACGTCGATACACTACCAGCTAACACACAAGGTATTGTAGATGCCGTAATTAATCCACAAGCTAACTTTCCTGGTGATGGAACGTTAACCGCCGCAGCTGACAATGATAGATATTTGTTAACATCTGATGTAGCTGGAGGAAGTGGTTGGGGCGGCATTATAGCAACGAAACATGATATTATACAGTACAATGGAAGTAATTGGAGTGTTGTATTTGATGCTAGTCTAAATGGTACAACAGTACAACATATAACAAATACTACAACTGGCGATAAACTTAAATGGAATGGATCAGAATGGGTTAATGCGTTTGAAGGAACATACAATCCTGGCTTCTGGCGAATATATATGTAATGATAAGTGCAAGTGGGTGTTGCTTCTTGGCCCTTGATACCGGAAGAATAATGCTACAACAAAGAAGTAAGACTAGCAGTCATCCGTTAACTTGGAGTTTCTGGGGAGGAAAGTCTGAAAAGAAAGAACGTCCTATTGAAACATTATTAAGGGAATGTAACGAAGAAATGGGAATACTTCCTGATATTGAAAAAGTATATCCATTACATACTTTTCTTAGTGATGATAAAAAATTTACATATAATACATTCTGCATTACAGTATTTGAAGAGTTTATTCCTGTATGCAATGGTGAAAGTAGTGGGTATGCATGGGTAGGTATACATGCTTGGCCTAAGCCATTACATCGTGGTGCTAGAGCTGTATTAGAACAACCTGATATGGTTGAGAAAATTACAACAATATATAATCGCCAAAAGGATAAACTAGACTTACCAAATTGGTTAGACAGTTTTTAAACTTCTGGAAATAAACAATCTTCAATAAAATGTTTAACGTCAGATGCATCAAGACCAAGTGATTCCATAACTTTAGGCGTATGTGGATTTTGTTTTTGATAATGACAATATCTATTTTGTCTACGTTTTATTTGATCTGCATCATTTTTAATATTAGTGTATTTAGGTAGATGTGTAAAATACATGTCTAGATTATCTAATGCCATTGTGACAACTTGGTCCATTTCTTGTATAGTTTTAACATTACTAACTGCTACCATATGTGGTGTAAATATAGCTTCTGCCCAAGGAGGCAGTGCTCTTTCCTTTTTCCATTCTAAATTTTTAGTAGATTCTGCAAATAAATCTATCATTGGATGTGACATTGGCCAGCTAGGGCTGTAGTCATGAAATGCTCCTGTTACTTTATTTTTACCACAAATTATATCAAATCCATATATCGGTGCCGTATTATTAAAATTAGGAAAAACACAGATATGAGTCATATACAACCCTTTTGTATCTCTTGCATCTACACTATCTATATGAGCTCTTCTAAAATGGTCGCCTTTAAAAACCCGGTTAAGCCAATCAAACTCAGGGTCATCAAATGTTTCCTCACCCAACGTTGCACATTTTTTTATTATTTGTTGCTCACACTCTATCATTCTATCCCAAATTTCACTCATATATTATACCTTTAAGTTTATCAGCTAAATCATTTATCATTGCATCTGTATGGAACGGAGTTGGTGCAAACCGCAATCTTTCTGTGCCCATGTCCACTGTAGGATAATTAATTGCTTGCGCATATATATTATGATTTTCTATTAATTTATCACTTATTGACTTGCACTTTATTGGATCATTAATCATAACTGGTACAATGTGTGTGTTATTTTCTAATACCTCGATTCCATTATTATGTAATGCTATTTTTAATTTTTTAACTATTTCTTGATGTTTGTTTCGTAATTCTATACCGTTTTCGCTACGCAAGTATTTTATGGCTGCTAATGCACCAGCACAGATTACAGGACTTATACTAGTGGTGAAAATAAATCCACTTGCTACACTACGTATCGCATCTATAGCAACACCGTCTCCTGCAATATAACCGCCTTGGCAACCAAATGCTTTTCCTAATGTTCCATTAACAAAATCAACTCTGTCTTGTAGTCCTAGTTTTTCTAGATATCCTGCACCTTGTGCTCCGTATAAACCTACAGCATGCACTTCGTCAATATATGTTATTGCATTGTATTTGTCTGCTAAATCTAAAATAGCTTCAATTTCACTTACATACCCATCCATACTATACACACTTTCAAATACAATGCAAGGGGTACCTTTTATTGATTTTAAAATATCCTCTAATTCCTGTATATTATTATGTTGGAAAATATGTTTTGGGGAACCACTATGTCTTATACCAGCTATTAAACTAGCGTGATTTTTACTATCACTTATAAACTCAATATTTTCTACAATTTTACTAAGTGCTATTAGGCTCCATTCATTTGCGACATATGCACTAGTATACAGTAATGCACTGTTCTTTTTATGTAGACTAGCAATTTCATGTTCAAGTGCAACATGATAATGTGTGGTACCGCTTATATTACGTGTGCCACCACTTCCAGCACCTGTTTGACTAAGAGCTGTATGCATCGCATCACTTACTACTTTATGTTGTCCCATACCTAAATAATCATTACTACACCAGTTTACAATATTTTTAATATTATATGGTCCATACCAAATAGCATTAGGATAATCACCACTTTCTCTTAATATGTCATTAAAAATGCGATAATTTCCAGACTGCTTTAGTTGATCAATTTTATTTTGGAAGGTTTTTATGGGTATCATTTAGCACCGTTTCTTTTGTTATATTTAGTTTTAATTGACTTGGCCTGATTTTATGTTATAATATGGTAAAAGGAGTTCTAATATGCATATTGTTACAGGTGCCAGTGGATTTATTGGTAGTAATATGGTACAACATTTAAACCGTATGGGACATAATGATATTTTATGTGTTGATACATTAAACAGTGAAAAAGTAAAAAATCTCCAAGGGCTCCAGTTCATTGATTTTATAAGTCCTAGTGAATTATTAACACAACAATTGGATGATTGTACATTGTGGCATTTAGGTGCTAATAGTAAAACTAGTAGTGACGACTGGGAAAGCATTTACAATTCCAATGTGGTATATACTAGAAAGCTATTGAGTAAATTTAATGATGTAGTTTTTGCTAGTAGTGCTAGTGTGTATGGAGACAATACTGATACTTCAGAGCATCCTAATAACGAGTCACCTAAAAACATGTATGCTGCTACTAAAATGATGTGTGATAATATGATTCGTTCATCACAAACAGGAAAACGACAGAGTTGGAGATTCTTTAACGTTTATGGCAATAGAGAATCACATAAAATAGAAGTACAGCAAGCTAGTCCATACACTAACTTTACACATCAAGCAAAAACTACAGGAGTTATTAAACTATTTACTAATAGTAAAGATGTATTTCGCGACTTCATCTGTATTGACGATGTAGTGAGTATAATGTATGATGTGCATGAACGCACAGATAATAACTTTATTAGTAATTTAGGAACTGGGAAAGTGTTTAGTTTTCAGCAATGGGGAGAGTTATTGGCTAATAAGTATAATGCAGAAATAGAATATATCGAAATGCCAGACAGCCTTAAAAATATATATCAAATGTATACATGTAGTGATAATGAAAAACTAGGACATTTGCTAGATTATATTTGGGAGGATTTACGAGTACCATATCAGTTTTTAACACCAGAAGAATATATCGAGGATAATTTATGAAAGTATTAGTGTTTGGTGATGTGATCGTCGACAAATATATCTATGGTACTAGTACAAGAATTAGTCCAGAAGCACCAGTGCCTGTTGTGACTTTTCAAGAAGAAAAAGAATCACTAGGCGGTGCAGGACTGGTGTATGAAAACTTAAAAAGCCTAGGCGTTGATACAACACTACTACAAACAGAACAGCCACGCAGTGTTAAGACTAGAATAATATGTGACGGGCATTATATTACACGTATAGATGATGATAAAGATGCAGATTCAAATGCAGTATTATCTAACGTATTACGCAGTGACTTCTCTCAATGGGATTATGTTATACTAAGTGATTACGACAAAGGTGTATTAGACAATGCAAAACAAATTATTGCACATATAAACAGCCAAGGTCCTAAAGTAATTGTAGATCCAAAACGACATGCACACGACTACGAAGGCGCTTGGTTAGTAAAGCCTAACAACAGCGAATATACTAAGTTTGAATTTGACGAATGGCAAGGCAACATTATTACCACAGACGCAGGACATAGTGTGAGTGCTACAATAGACAATATCGAATATACTATTCCTGTAGAACAAGTCGAAGTATCAGATGTTACTGGCGCTGGAGATTGTTTTCTAGCTGCGTTTGTGTATGCACTTACTAAAGGTTACAGTCATAAAAAATGTTTACAGATAGCTGTTAGTGCAAGTACACAAAGTGTTAAGCATACTGGTACATATGTTTTAACTAAACAGGATGTAGAACGTACTAAAGTGTTTACCAATGGTTGCTTTGACATTGTACATCGAGGACATATTGAAATGCTCAAGGCTAGTAAACAATTGGGAGACTGGCTAGTAGTAGGGGTTAATACAGATCAAAGTGTTCGTCGTCTTAAAGGTGAATCTAGACCTGTTAATAATGAAAGTGACAGAAAAGTTCTGCTGGAAAGTTTAGACTTTGTTGATGAAGTAATACTGTTTGACGAGGATACGCCACTGGAATTAATACAACGTGTACAGCCAAACATAATTACCAAAGGCGGGGACTATACAGTAGACACAGTTGTAGGTAACCAACTTGCAAAAGTTGTGATACTGCCAACAGTAGACGATTATAGCACAACAAATACAATACAAAGGATTAATAATGACACAACTTAAAGGCCAGCAAGATAAAGGATGGGGTCGAGAATTAATTTTTGCCACTAATGACAAATACTGTGGCAAAATAATGTTCTTTGACAAAAAGGGTGCTAAGTTTAGTATGCATTTTCATAAAGAAAAAGACGAAAGTTGGTATGTACTTAATGGTAGTTTTACGCTACATATCATAGATACTGATACTGCTGAAATGGAAACACATGTTTTAACAAAGGGAGAAACATGGCGTAACGAACCACTATTACCGCATCAGTTAATTGCAATGCAAGATAATAGTATTATTATTGAAGTTAGTACTCCAGATAGCGTAGAAGACAACTATCGAATTATCAAAGGTGATAGTCAAACATGAGTAAGCTATGGACGTTTGGGGATAGTTTTGTTTCTCCAGTGAATAGATGTTATGATACAGAGCATTATCCAGAGTGGCATTGGGTTTATCAGCTTGGAAAAAAACTTGGGGTGTCAGGATTGTCTGGTGCTGCATTACCAGGGGTAAGTAATGAATGGATTTCACATCAGATAATGCAAAACATTAATAATATTAATAAGGATGATTTTATTGTTATTGTTACAACTGGTATGCATAGACGCTGGTTTATTAAAGATAAACCAACGTTATCTAATTTATATATTGTTAACTTACATGAACATATGCCGCGAGATTCTTATCGTGCAATTGATCTTTACAAGCAAGAATTTAATGAACAGCATGAGTTTTTAAGTAAAATTTATTACGAACAATTTTTAACATGGATACGCTCAGTATTAGAACCTTACCAATATTGTTTAATACCAGGATTTGATGCTACAACATTGCATCATACTTCAAATAACATACCATTAGTAAAAGCTGATGAAGGCGAGTTTATTGATGGTTATGATAGAAAATTATTTGCGACATGGGAAGGTTGGGATAGGAGACTAAGTCATTTAAGTGAATGCAATCACGATGTATTGTCAGATAAAATTACTAGATTTTTCAATACTAATGAACTAATAGATCTTAGCACTGAATTTAAGAAAAATTTATTTACCTGTAAGCAAGATTGTTTGGACTACAATTTAGATATCTCAATATAGTATACAATATCTTTGTGTTCTATACTGTTACTAAAATTAGTTATATGTAGATTATTATTTGCTAACATATCACTAAATGTGTCTGGATTGCTTCCTGTTACATTTTCCATAAGCATTATTTTACCATCATCTGTCAGATAATCATTGACGGTATCAAAAAAGTCTTGATGTATTTTCCAATCTAAATCCTGCATTTTTCTCGGTTCATGTTCAGTCACTGTCAAGTCATCTCGCCATGCTGGCACAGTAAAATTAAAATGAGGCGGGTTTGCTATTATAAGATCAAATTTTTGTTTGGGGATTTGTTTAAAATTATCAGACAAGTAAAATACACAGTCTAAATTATTAACTTCTAAGCTCTGTAATAATACAGCTTGTGCATGTTCACTTATGTCACTGAAACTAATTTGTTTTGCAAGTTTAGTATATAGTGCAGCAAGTCCAAAATAACCAGGGCCACAGCACCACTCTAGTGCATTTTTAAATTGTCGTCCTTGCGAAAAATGATGAAAGCAACTATTTGCATCTTTAACCGTTAAGTATCCAAATCCATCAGTATCATCGCTACTGAATACAGTATAATTCCCTATATTAACTGATGTTGTCGAGTTCAAAGTCAAACACAAATACCTTCTTATTTGTAGTGCATGGATACGCACCATGCCAAACATCACCGTCTAAGACAATTAGTGTTCCAGGCAATTGTTCAATTGTTTTAACATTTATAGATCCGTCTGGTTCTGGCAGTATAAAATAAAATATTCCTGATCCGACTTCGCCCTCTACACACAGAACTACTGACACCGACTTGCCTCCCGGACCATGTTTATGTATTGCTTGCCAACCATTCTCCATATATTCAATATTCCAAGCTATCAATCTTTTTCCTAATTTAAATGGAGCATTATGTGTGGATAAATGGGTGTTTACATAATCTCTAATATCATTAGTTAGTTCTATACCTTCATCATCTTCAAAATAGGTTTGCTGTGCAACATTACTAGCAACTAGGTCTGCTTCAACAGACCTAGTTGCTTGATTCCAATTTTCTAGTGTGGTTTGCCACTGTGGATATGTGGTTTCGATTGCCCATTTTGTATTATAAAAGGATGACCAAAAATTATTGCTCATTTATAACCCACAGTACTATTCATAAAATTGCCTACTATATCGTGTATAATATTGTTAGATAATTGTATTATCTTTAGTTGATCTAGTGTTATTGACATTTAGACTGGTGTCCAATTTCCTTTAAAGATTAATTTTCCAAACTCTGGCAAATACAAGTACTCAACATCACTATTAGATACAGTTTTCAATGCATCTTCTAATGTTTCAACTAATGGTTCTCCACCTAGATTGAAACTAGTGTTAAAGATAATAGGACACCCTGTTTTTTCTTTAAACGCTTTAATAATATCATAGTAATGCGGATTTTGATCCCTGTTAACTGTTTGAATACGACAAGTGCCATCTATGTGAATAATAGCTGGAATCTTTTCTTCAATACCGGGCTGACAATTTACAGCATACATCATAGTTGGAGAACTTTCCATACCACGCAAATCAAACCATTCATGCACGTCTTCTTCCAAGATACTACCTGCAAATGGACGGAAATATTCTCTGTGTTTTACACTGTTTACAAAATCTTTTCCATCTGGATCTGTGGGATCATACATTAAACTTCTGTTACCCAATGCACGTGGTCCATTTTCACTACGTCCTTGAAACAATGATACAATATTTTTACTAGTTATAAGTTCCACTATGTCATCATGTGTAGCATCACTAATTGTACAATCATATTTTTCTGCTAATGTTTCAATATATTGTTGAGTATAATCATATTTTGGTCCCAAATAAATCTCTGGGTTATGTTTCTCTTCTGATCGAGACATTTCATAATACCCCCAAAGTGCTGCGCCAATCGCAGTACCGCCATCATTACTGCATGGCTCTACATATAAATTAATACCTTCTTCACTCAATTTATCCAAATAGTGATAATTTGCAACACAGTTTAGTCCATATCCACCACTAAGAACAACATTCTTTTGTCCAGAAAATTCTACTGCACTTTTAATTAAATTTAATACTTGTTCTTGTGTTTCTGTTTGTACAGCATATGATAGATCTTTGCGGTTTTGTAGATCTGGAAACTTTTCATGTTCCCCTGGGGTAAATGCAAGCTCTGAATAAGCTGGATAATTTACATATGCAGCATTAGGATAGGTTGGAATAATTAAATTTCTATTTACAATTGGAATAGTAGTATCTGTAGAAAAGATAGAAGGTATGTTATCGTTAGGTTTACCATATGGAAATAATCCCATAGTCTTACCAGCTTCAATTGCTTGAAATCCATTATAGATAGTAGCTGCTTCATATGCTTTAACAATGCCAGCATTTGGAGATAATACTGCTATGTGTTTTCCATCTTCACCTATACCCTCACTAGAACATTGGTATTCTATCTGATGTGGAACAGGTTCTCTTGTACCAAAATGTTTATAATAAGTTTTAAATTCTGCTGGATATTTAACACCAATAATACTTTCAACTTCCCAAGCAACAATGGTTTCCTCTCCTTGGAAGGGTAAATTACACCTTACATTTGCAGCTGATCCTGCGCCATCTACAACAACTGCCACAGCTTCGTCAAATCCACTTCTATAAAAAGCACAAGCTGCATGAACTTTGTGGTGCTGACTTGCTAAATCAATTACTTGTGGACTTAGCGGTTGTTCTGGAGTTGGTATATGAAAATCAATAAGTCCAAGTTTACGTGCCATTCCAGAGTAAATATCATCACTCATATACTCAATACACAAGTCTCCGGCGGCACCAAGTGTTGTTGTATGTGATATGAACATATAATCAATTTTATCAGTATAATCAAGAACTTTAACCATTCCAGCAAGCGGCGAGCCGTCATATTTTGCTCTGCTAAGACGCTCTTCTTCAACTGAAAATACTACTTCACCATCCTTTAGTAGACATACGCCTGCATTATGACCTCTACTAATACCTAAAATGTACCCAGTATTATTAACTCTATTTAATTTTTTCATATTTGTGTTAACTCCATTATTTTTTCTTAGTCTGTAGCATTAGTGGCAAATTATCTATTTTATTTTTAGATTTAGTTGCATCTTTAGATTTTGGTTTTCCTAGTTTTTCTTCTATGCTATCAATTATTTGTTTCATAACATTATCATCAAAAATCATAAGATCTTCGCTATCACGTTCTATAGCAAAATCATGCGTTACTCTAAATGGTTGATATTCTCTAGTTTCTTTGCCATTATCAATAATTGTAAAATCTTTATTTCCAGGGTATGAAATATTTTCAGGATATGTTGCCCCTATTACTACCGTAGCTGGTTTTCCTAATGCGTTTGCATAATGTTGTCCCATGCTATCACATCCTAAGAAATAATCACATGCATTAACAATACCCATCCATTGTAACAAATTTGTATCATTTGGCATAACAGCACCCATTTGTTTTTCTGTGGGTATTTCTAAATTTGTCATTAATATAACAGCGTAATTTTTTGCCAATTCATCAACAATACGTATAATATCTCTCACTTCAAAACTACGACCACTACTATCATATAAGAAACTACCATCACGTTTTGCGCCAGATCCTAATGGTTGAAATACTATAGCTTTTTCTTTTCCAGTTTGCTGTTTAAGTTGCGCAATCATATTATGCCCATATACTTGATCAGCTTTATTAATTTCTAAGTTAAATGATTTCGATTCAGGAATATCATCAAGGTCATTAATAAGTATATCAAATGCTTGAATTAGATTTACTTTTTGAGTAAAATATGCATTCAATCTATAGGGCTCGGGACTGATAAGTTCAGTTTGTTTTAGTTTATCCCATAATCCTTTGCTATTTGCTGGCCAAATATTATTACGTAATTTTTTGCTACTATAAAATAATTCTTGCCAAGCTTCAGCAACAATTACAACATCGTCTGCAACATTATCTTTGTAGTATTCTAAACCAGGAATACTACAAAGAACTCTACCGGCGCCGCCGTTAATAAAAAATGATTTTTTCATGTATTTCTTTCATTATAATGTAAACGGTAGATAGAAAATACCGCATAGTTACATTATAGCTAATCTAGATTAATTGTCAAGATATTTTTATTAAATTTAAGAGCAAACCCAACTAACACAGATCATCCCCATGCGTCCGCTATCGCCACCGCAGCTTTGACAGCCGCCGCCAACTGTACTAGCGGCTCCGCCTGATCCTGGAATTTGTCTATTATTACACCCAGTGTAATTACATCCAAAACAACTTGTACCTTGTTGCCAAAAAGTCATAGCGCAACTACAATCTTCATATCCAAATACTGGTGCTGGGCAGGTATAAGTTTGGACGTTAGTTAAGTTGCTCTGCGATATTTGCATCATTGGGAACATTGATGGTATACCGTATACTGTACCATTGTATGTGGTTAGGACACTAGGAGTATACGCCCATGTTCTCTGACAATCATATAAGAAGTCAATACACATACTATCATTACCACTATCCCAACAAAAATTCCAACCACTACAATTCTCAGGACCACACTTATCAGATTGACAACCTGGCGCCTGAAAGAAGCTATTAGATTGGAGATTGTTTATCGCAGCAACACAATTCCATTTGCAGAAACAACTAATGGTATCACCACTACAGGTAGTAATACAAACGCTAGCATTAGCACTACAAATACAAGTATTTCCGCCGCACCCACCGTGGCTAGTTTGATAAGCAAAACAACAATAAGCGCATCCAGCACAAAGACACCAGCAATGTCCTGGAGTCACATCTAATTCTACCACACTATAAGCACCACTAGCACCAAACGGTGCTCCTCCACAGCAACAATTACTGCCTGTTCCTGCTCCAGGACCCCAACTTTGGAATCTAGCTCTATTTACACCTGGTGGTACGCACCAGGTACAGGTCTGCCCACATCTAAAGTAACCACTGGTATCGCATACTTTAAAACCGTTTGCTTGAGAGCCTGTGACTGTTCCAATTGTGGCTGCCCATTCTGCTTTTAAAGCAGCGGTGGATCCACTAAAGTCAGAGCTGCCACCGCCGCTGCTCCGCGTCTTGCACCAATCACCTGATTGGCTGTTCTCTCCACAATATTGTTCCAATGTTGGACCTGAACCTGATCCAGCAGCTGGCATTAGTGGAAGTAGTCTTGCATTTTCTTTTAGTGCGGCATATAGTAAAACGTCACTCATTTTGTTTCCTTTAGATTATTATAATACAGTATCTGGATCTGGTAATGTTTTTAATAGATTTACTACAGCCATTGGTAATTTTGGTAGGTTACCTTCTGCTACAGTAATATATTTCCATGGTAATACACTAGCATTAGCCGTAATATAATCACTAGCGGCTGTTTTAAAATTAGCAATCAACACTTTAGTATCATCATCTAAATCATATGTATTTTCATATTTTTCCAGCCACCGTAGTCTTTTATCAAGTATTAGTTCATGTGTAGTTTTCTCAAGTTTATATAATGGAACTAATTCAACATCTGTTCCATCAGAATTAACTACTAAATCTTTCCAATCTCGTAGTCTAGGATTGGTTATTTTTTTATAAACACTACCATCTGCTTGTGTTTCATCTTCATACGTATATTCAAAATCATCAGCTAGCACTTTCATCCATTGCCCAATTTCAGGCCTATCGTTACAATCAATTTCAATAATAGTACAATTTGGATGTTCATCTTGGGGCATTTCTTTTTCAGTATCAAATCCCATTAAATTATCCCCATGAACCGCTGCCCATACAGTATCAGTACCAGTATACGTATACGTAGCTGTGTTAACTGGGTCATCTGTCCATTTGTTTAACCAAAGCTCATCTTGAACATTAACTGTGAATTCTTTTGTTATATCTGCCATATTTTTTTACCTTCGTAATTATTTATCTTATTCATCACTCTGACCACCATGACACTTTTACATGTCCTGGGTGTGGAAATCCACCGCAATTTGAGTTCGCTCCACCCATAACATGGGAAAACGTGGCTCCTTGACCCCAGTGTTCACACTGGCAGGTATTACAATAAGCACTGCAATTAATACCGCCGCAGCATTGCCCACTAGTAAACGTAGCACAACAATCACAAGTTCCAGTTAGCTGAGTATGATCGTGTTTTATTCCTGGCGGTCTTATTTTATATCCATAATGGTTTGTGTCGAAACACGTGACTGGGTAAACACTGCCAAACCCACCATAACTGGAACTTGTTTG